ATTATTGATGCTTTTTGTAATAAATTACTCATTTTGTTTTCCCTTTAAATTGAACATCTTTCAAACTCATCTAATATTTGAGTTGTTCCGCTTGCATTTTCAAAATATGCTGCGCGCGATTGTAACGCACTTAATAATGTGCTAACTTCACCAATGGCCTGATTGACCTGAATTTTTAAACCTAATCCAATCATTTGCTATTATCTTAAATAACAAACAACTTTCCCACTTGCAACGGCAACATCATCGAAATTCCCGTAAATAACAACCCCGGCAGCTAATGCCAAAGATGTGATTGAAGTATCACCGCCAATGGTGTCAACATCACAAGAAATTGTTGATGATTCGATTGCTTGAATCGCGCAAAAGTTTTCACCCGCTACCGATGTAGCTGAAGCCGCTATGATTCGCAACCCTTTATCACCAAAGGATAATTTCTGAAATTCGCTTGTTTGATATAAATTTGAAGCCATAAAAATAATTTTAAAATTTTATAATATTCACAAAAATACAAAAATTAAAATTGTTTCGCTTTTTAATTTTTTCCTTGGCCCCTATATTTTTTTTTATAGTTCTTTGATTTCTTTGAATGCGAAGTTTTGCATTTAGAATGAACGCCTTTGCGCTTCTTTTTTACCTTTTCAATTTTAATATCTCTGATTTGATTTTTTGCCATTTTATTTTTTGATTGTGATATTCTTTGAAATCTTTTCAGCACTTCGGCCCACAACATAGCCGCCAATTCCTAACTGTAACAAGTTCCAAAATTCATCTTCCAACTCTGGTATTCTAAAATCAAATAAAGGCGCTAAAAACTTAACGTAAATCACTATAAACCCAAACGCAAGCATTAGAATCGGCCTCCAAGAACGTTGCAACCAATTACCTTTTGCCTCTGTGACTATAATTTCAGTTTGCATTTTTTGCAATTCAAGTTCCTTTTCTTTTAAAACTTGTATGATTTTATTTTTTGCCTCAATGCGTTCCTCATCGTTAGTAAAAAGATTGTCAATTATATCGCCAATTTCTTTAATAACATTACCACCTAAAAATTCTAAGATTTTTTTCATAAATGTTTGTATTCTTCAAAAGCATCAAAACAAGGACAACTTTTCGCTGCAAATTCTCGATGTCCGTGAATAGTTACATCATCCCCGTAAATAGATTTTAATGTTGTAAGTAAATTTAAAAGGGAAATTTTTTGTTCTTTGGTTCTAGTGTCTTTTGCAATCCACTTTCCGTTCTTTCCTCTTTCAGATTCTACGCCTCCGATATAGCAAATCCCAATTGAATTTTTATTCAACCCCTTTGTGTGAGCCCCAGACCTTTCAATTGGCCTTCCAACCTCTGTAAGTCCATCTAAAGATATAATATAATGATAACCAATATCAGACCAACCCCTTTTTAAGTGCCATTTTCTTATAGTATCAACTGAAATATTTTTGCCTTCTTGTGTGGCCGAACAATGAACTATTATTTTATTTATTTTTCGCATCTATATTCTTTTTTTTATAACCTTCATAAATTTTTTGGAAGGTGTAAATTATTGAAGCTAATAAAAGTATAATTTTTAAACTGTTTTCAACGTGTGTGAAACTAATCATTAATGAAATTGAATTAAATATACCGAGTTTTATATCGTTTGGTGTCATAATCTTATTTTTAAAAGTAATTTAAACTTGTTGTATTTTATTTGATATTTCTATGATTGCGCGAAAATAGGTGTGATCTTTCAAATCATCTTGTAGATATTTTACGCCCTCGTTTACTGTTGTATATATTTTAAAACCTTCGGCGCTTAAATCAATATATCCATTTGACCGGGTTCGAACCAATTCCAAACACTTTGACACCATTAAATTCACATCTAATTCACCGCCATCATCGGAATAAAATCTTGTTATGCATTCGATTCGTGTAATTGTTTCAGTAATAAATGAAGTTTGATTTTGATCAACTTCATCGCTTGATAAACTGTAAACACGAATTGCGGGATATGTTGAATTAGTTGGAATCCTATTGAAAACCGGGACAACCGCGCCGTTAATCGTCACCGCATTGGTTAATTTAGCAATGATTCCGCGCCTTATATAATGAATTGCTTCTAACATATCTTTTTAATTTATTGCGTTGTTTAATTCGCCTTTTAATCTATTTAATAAAGTTTTAAAACCTATTCGCGCCGAACTAAAAAAGAACGGCCGCGCCGGCAAATTAACTTCTTTTATTCCTTTGCCTTTAAATTGGGCCGCATAACTTGCGGGAATACCTAATTGCAACATATCATCCAAATCAACCATTCCACCGGTTCCAAATTCAACATAAGGCGCATAATGAGCGCCGGCAATTACTTCAACCGTTTTACCTTTGCGTTCGGATTTTATTGACTGTTTTAACGTTCCTTTGTCAACCGGCGCGTTTTGTTTTGCTAATCTTGCGATATCCATTGCAGCCCGGCCCAATTCATTTGACAATGTTTTTTTGTCAAACGCTCGTAAATTGTTTAACTTCTTTTTTAATTGTGCTAAATCTGAACTGTTAATTTTCATTATTTTAATTCGATTTTGTTGCGGTTAATTTAGTGTGAAAATCCAAATCCAATTCAAATTTTTCGTTTATTCTATAATTTTGCGAACCGCCTTCAATTGTAAATATATCGCCAATGACAATCAAATCCGCCGTTTTCTTACGCATTAATATTTCAACTTCGATTTCGTGATCACGTTTGCCGAACTTCTCGTTTATTTCACCGTTAATTTGCTTTAAATCGCACCAAACAGATGCAACCGTTGACAATGTAGACGTAAACCCTCCAAAACCATCAGGTGATTTAACTAAACGTTTAATTGTAATCTTTGAATTTAGTTTTCCGGCTTGCATTACAGAAACATTGTTTTATATGATGTTAAAATTACCTTTGTATTTGTTGGAATTTCTGAAACCTCCTTTGAACTTCCGGATTCAAAATCCGCGCGGTTATCATAATACGTTGATATTAATTGCAACATTGCTTGTTTAATAAGTGAATCATTTAAACCGGTTGTTATATATGTAACCTTTACACGTTCAGCACCTCCGCCATCTAATTCAATGGTTTCATTGTCTAATCCTAATACTTCAAACGCGGTTGTATTAGTTCCGCTAACGTTAACCGTTGAAATAATTTCAACCGGGCCAAATGGCAAATCAAAAACGCCGTTTGTTGTTGGTAAATAATACGTTCGGTTTTTTCCAACGATATCGCGGGAAATATAGTTTTCGCACCATATACGCGCTTGCGTTATCATAGCCGAAATAATATTGTCATCAGATGCCGTATCAATACGAACGTAATCTTTAACTTCTTGAGCGGTTAAAATTTCATTTCCAGTTGTTGAATTAATCTTTATCTGTCGCATTGTCTTTATTTTCTAAATATTCAACTTTTAATTCTTTGGTTTCAATTTCGATTTTGCTTTTCTTCTTTGTTACTTTAGTTGCAAACCCTTTTTGAATCCATACTTTGGCAACATCATCAGAAAGTTCGATTTTATCGCCTTCATTATAACGTTTGCCGTTTCTTAAAATTGATTCTTTGATTTTTAAATTCATAATATAAATTTTTGTAAAGATAAAAAAAAAGCGCCACAATTAAATCGCGACGCTTTTTAAACAAAACAAATATGAAAAACACTATAACAATGCAAAGTTATTAAAATTTTTTGAATATTTACCGCCCTTGTTTATAACAATTGATTTGATGACACCATCATTTTCAAAAATATAAAAACCTTTATGAGAATTTACCCATATAGCGAAGTAATCAACATCACTTAATGAATATGATTGTTTGTTTGTGTTACGCAAATAACAACGAACATTGTCAGCGTCTTTTGTAACCGATTTAATTTGGATCTTTTTAAGGCCGTTAATTGTTTCAATGATACAATCATAAGGCGATGAATCTAATAATGGAAAAGAAACGTGCATTTCGCGTTCCATTGCCATCGTTGCAAACTTATATTCAGCTAAACAACCGATTAAATTGTTATCCATTTCGTAAAACTACAAAAAAAACCGGTTGAATTAACAAACCGGCTTTTCAAACAAAACAAAATAAAACTATTATTGGGTATTATCTTTAGTAGTTGCAACGCTTATAGCTATGATTAACAGAAATAAGGCGCAATAAATATCGTTGAACTTCATAATTTGCCTTATTGCAAAAAAGAAAAATATTATTGGTAATATAATTTTGATTCTTTGTTCCATTTTACATCATATCAGCTTGAAAACATATATTAGAACACGGCCCCGGTTTTTCTGTTTCACAACCGCAAACGCCGCATTCAAATTTAGGTTCATTATCTTCAGATAAATAATCGTAATAAAACATATTTAAAATTTTAGTTTAACATTTCTTTTAACATATTTCAACTCGCGTTGTAAATAATCAATTGCCTTTTCCAAATCTTCAACTTCGTTTTCCTTTTTTCCGGCGCGACAAACGTATTTTAAAACGTTACCGCGGTTGAAGTTGAGTTTAAAGTCCTCTATGACGTCAATTAAGTCGTATATTTTACCGTTTTGGTAGTGTTTAGGTATATTAGCCATAATTAAATTTTTAAAGCGCTTAGAACGCCGTTAAATTGATATCCCAATTAAAAACCCTATCATAAGTAATAAACCTGACAAAGTAAATGCGATAATAAGATCAGCATTTGAATCTTTTCTTTCCCTGAATTCCTCAATTTCTTTCGGTGTGTAAACTTCAATTCGTTTACCTTTTTGCTTAATGTGTAATCCCGTTGGTGTTTTTTTTGCGTCTTTCATAGTATTAAA